GATTAATCTAGACCGTGTAAGCCACATGATTACAGACATGTATTGTGAAGGTTCAGACGGTATTGGTAAACTTAAGATCATAGACACACCTATGGGTAATATTGCAAAGGCTTTATTAAAAGCTGGAGCAAAATTGGGCGTTAGTAGCCGTGGTAGCGGAAATGTAACAGATTCAGGTCGCGTATCTGACTTTGACATAGTTACTGTGGACATTGTGGCCCAGCCCAGTGCGCCAGACTCATATCCAAAAACAATCTATGAAAGTTTGTTTAACATGCGCGGCGGAGAAACTGTTTTTAGAACAGCCGCCGCAGTTACACATGACAAAAGTGCAGAAAAACATTTGGTGAAAGCTGTAAAAGGCTTGATCCACGAACTAAGACTTTAATAATTAAAGTAGGAGACCTACTATGGCAGTGACATTTAACGAACTACTTGAAGGCACCGGACTCAGCAATGAGGCCCGCGTCGCTATTCAAGAAGCCTGGGAGTCACGCCTTGCCGAAGCTAAAGAAGAACTAACAGCTGAACTACGTGAAGAGTTTGCACAACGTTATGAGCACGATAAGTCTCAAATCGTTGAAGCAGTAGATAACTTTATCACAGCAAAAGTTACAGCCGAAGTTGCAGAATTAGCTGAAGATAAGAAGGCACTCGCACAGGAAAGAGTTAAGTATCGCAGAGCCGTTAGTGAGCATGCTAAACTTCTAGACCGTTTTGTAACAACAATGGTTGCTAAAGAAGTAAAAGAACTACGTGCTGATCGTCATCGCGTAGCTGAACATGTTGCAAAGTTAGATAACTTTGTTACAGATCAGCTAGCAGAGGAATTGAAAGAATTCCACGAAGACAAGAAAGCATTAGTTGAGCAAAAAGTCAAAATGCTACGTGAAGGTAAGCGTCAGCTTACTGAAGCTAAAAAAGATTTTATCCGCAAAGCTGCCGACACAGTTGAAAGAACAATCAATCGTGTTATCAGTGAAGAGGTTAAGTCTTTCCGCAACGACATCACAGCAGCTCGTGAGAACGACTTTGGACGTAGAATTTTTGAAGCCTTTGCTAGTGAGTATAACACAAGTTATCTCAACGAAGCTAAGGAGATCAAAAAGGTCCAAAAAACACTTGCCGAAATGGAAAAAACACTTTCAGAAGCTCGTGAGCAAATGGCCAAGAAGGACGAGGCCGTAAAACTCACAGAAAGTAAACTGAGAATCGCAGAAGATCGTTATGCTCGTAAACAAAAGCTAGACGAACTTATGCGTCCACTAGGTAAAGAGAAGAAAGAAATTATGTCTGATTTGCTTGAGTCTGTCAAGACAGATAAACTTGAAGAATCTTTCAACAAGTATCTGCCCAGCGTACTCGAGGGTGATAGTACACCAAGAGCGAAAAAGACGACACTCAGTGAATCAGTTGTCAAAGAACACACTGGTGATAAGAAGGCACCTGTGAAAACAGAGGCCGATGACAACGCGGATGTAGTCGAGTTAGACGTAATTCGCAAATTAGCCGGACTTTCAAAATAATAGGAGTTATAGAGATGGCAAATTTATTTGAAAGCAACTGGTCCGCAACCAAAGAAGCACTTCTTGAAGGTCTTTCTGGAACCAGAAAGTCAACATTGGATGTGGTCCTCGAAAATTCTAAAAGATATTTGTCAGAGGCCGCAACAGCAGGTGCAACAGGTGCAGGTTCAGTAGCAACATTAAACAAGGTAATGTTACCATTAATTCGTCGCGTAATGCCAAGCGTTATTGCTAACGAACTAGTTGGTGTACAACCAATGACTGGCCCAGTAGGCCAAATCCACACTCTCCGCGTTCGTTACGCAGAAACAGGTGGCGGTGCAACAGCAGGTGACGAAGCTCTAAGCCCATTCAAGCTAGCTTCAACATATGCATGTTCACCAGATGCAACAGCAGCATCAGAAGGTACTGCTGGTCGTATATGAGCATCCAGATCCTCAAGGAAACAGTAGAAGCTAAGACAAGACGTCTAAGCGCACGCTGGACATTTGAGGCTGCACAAGACGCAGAAGCAATGCATGGCGTAGACGTAGAAGCTGAAATCATGCAAGCTCTTGCACAAGAAATCGTTGTTGAAATCGACCAAGAAATTATCGGTTCACTACGTACTCTTGCTGGTGCAGGTACAACACTTGATTTCCAAGGTGGTTCACTAATCGGTACTCCAACATACGTTGGTGATCGTCATGCGCTACTAGCTATTGAAATCAACCGTGCAGCAAATAGAATTGCAGCACGTACACGTCGTGGTGCTGGTAACTACATCGTAGTAAGCCCAGAAGCATTGACTGTTCTACAGTCAGCTTCAACATCAACATTCGCACGTACCACAGAAGGTTCATTCGAAGCACCAACAAACACCAAGTTTGTAGGTACATTGAACGGAACAATTCGTGTGTTCGTAGACAACTATGCAGCTGACGGTACTAAGGTACTTGTTGGTTACAAAGGTTCAAGCGAAACAGATGCTCCAGCATTCTACTGCCCATACATTCCATTGATGAGCACAGGTCCAGTAATGGATCCAGCAACATTTGAACCAGTCGTATCATTCATGACACGTTATGGTTACAAAG